ATCAATGTCTCGAAGGCGCATACCCTCTATAACTGGCAAAGCTGTTCTGAACGTTGCAGGTTCAGGCTAGACCAAGCAGACAATCAATGCAACTCAAATTCAACATGGCCTTCGGCACTCTCAGTGAGCGTAATAGCCAGCTACTCTGCAATCCCTTTGTAAGTCAAAGACTTACGCGCTTTTTGAAGCCTCCCAAGCCCCCATTTCCGACCACTTTCCTACCGCAAAAGGCATATTTTCAGTCTGACCAGGTATTTAATTTTTCTTTTCAAAGAGTTAGCCGCGTCACCTATCTATATGGACGCAATTTGCAGCCAATCCGACGTACCAACTACCTACCAACCGAAGCCATCTAGTTCAAAGGCCACCCAATGTGTCTCATCAGGTGGCCTTTGTGCCTTTTGGGTGATTCGGGATGCTGTGCTCATTGTGGCGCATCAGGCGGGTTTTGTGCCTTGAGAATGACGCCAATCGCTCCGTCATCGCGGGTGACGAATTCGATGCCGGCCAAGGTCAGGGCCTTGACCACCTTGTTGAGCGTGGAGCTGCGGCTGTCGGCCAGCGCCCCCTCCATGCGCAGCAGCGCTGACATCGAGATGCCCGAGGCCTTGAGCAGGTCTTCCCGGCTCCAGCCCAGCATCGCGCGTGCGGCGCGGATCTGTCTTCCGTCGATCATGGTCGACTCCTTTTTAGGCAGGTAAATATTCTGGTCTATTAGACGCTTTTTATTTCCTTTCAGGCGCATTGTATCGTAGCATGACCCTCAATTAATAGAGGAGTTTGATGATGCCAGCACAAGCGTTGACGACCGAATTCCTGGCCACGCTGCCAGGTCGCGAGCCTGCCTCCGGGGCCGTGAGTTACTTCGATACGGAGATCAAGGGCTTCTTGCTGGAGCATCGCGCCAGCGGCGGAGCGACCTTCTACTTCCGCTACCGCGATGCGGCCGGCAAGGTGCGGCTGAGCCGGATTGGCCGAGCTGATGAGATTTCGGTGTCGGACGCCCGGGCCAAGGCGCACAAGATGAAGCAGATGGTCACCGAGGGTGGCGACCCCAAGGTGGAGAGCCGTCGTTTCAAGGATGTGCCGACCTTTGGGGATTTCGTGGCCGAGCGGTATCTGCCCTACGCCAAGACACGCAAGCGCAGCTGGGAGACGGATGAGACGATGCTGCGCAATCACCTGCTGCCGGTGTTTGCCGAGTTCCGGATGAATCGGATCACCCGCTCCGATGTGGTGGCCTTCCACCACGCGGTGTTCGAGAAGGGTTACGCGGCCGGGACCTGCAACCGGATGCTCGTGCTGATGAAGTTCATCTACAACTGCGCGATCCGCTGGGATATCCTGCCACCCAAGAGCAACCCCTGCGATGGCGTCGAGCCTTTTGAGGATCACGGGGCGCGCGAGCGGTACCTGACCACGGAAGAGGTGCAGCGGCTGTTTGATGAGCTGGACACCAACCGCAATGTGCAGGTCGGCCAGGTGATCCGGCTACTGCTCTACACCGGGGCGAGGAAGCGCGAGATCCTGGACGCCCGCTGGGACGAGATCGATTTCAACCGGCGGATGCTGACGGTGCCGGCGGCACGGTCGAAGTCGAAGAAGCCGCGCCACATTCCGCTCTCCGATGCGGCCATCGAGTTGCTGCTGTCGCTGCCCAGGCAGGAGGACATCCCCTGGGTGTTTTTCAACCCCAAGACCAAGAAGCCACCGGTGTCGATCTTCTACGCCTGGGACTCGATCCGGAAGAAGGTGGGCCTGGGCGAAGTGCGGTTGCACGACCTGCGCCACAGCTACGCGAGTTTCCTGGTCAATGCCGGGCGGTCGCTGTACGAGGTGCAAAAGCTCCTGGGCCACCACGACCCGAAGGTGACGATGCGCTACGCGCACCTGTCGCCGCAGGCGATGCTGGAAGCGGTCAACGTGGTGGGGAATGTCGTGGGGCGGAGGGCGGTGGTGGAGGCGAATCAGACGGTAGTGGCCACGGTGTAATCAGCGCAACGCCTCAAGCATCTTTTCTGCATCAGGCCAGGGCAAGCGACGCTTTCCCTCTTTCATTTTGTGCAAGGCCTTGAGCGCATCGTCCACCGTCAGCAGCTGGTTTTCGACCATGGCACACAGCAGAGCGATGGTGCCCATGACCGTGACCGACTCCTTGATGGCCACGATGCGCAAGTTGGCATCACCTGTCAGTAGCGTGCAGGATTCTTGTTTCGCCAGTGCCAGCGCCAGGTAATCGTTGTGACTGGGCTTGGCTCCGTTCTTGGCAGGCAGCGTCGGGTTGTACTGACCGGGCAGCAGGGCGGCGTATTTCACGAAGTCACCGCTGACCTCCATGATCTGCAAACCCATCTGCTCAAGCCCAGGACTGCCCTCTTCGATCTCTTCGTAGTACAGCAGATCAGGAATGCCGAACTGCATCGGAAGCCGGAACAGCGTTTCCATCAACGCCCCGGCCTCCATGTCGATCAAGATGTTGGCATCACTGATAAGCAACCGCATCCGACGACTCCAGCTGGCGTTCTTTGTGGAAGCGCATCATCGGGATGCCCAAGAGTTCTGCGGCCTTGCCTTCAGAGATGTACTGCTCGGCCAGGGCGCGGTAGACCAACTGATCGAAAAGCCGTGGATGCTCCTTCGGCAACGGATCACCGGGCTCGTTCTTGCGCCAGCCCTTGGCAGAAAATCGTTTGGCCATCGACAGGTGAACCGCGTCGGTAATCACGCCACACTGCTTGGCCCGCTGCAGCCATCCGGCCATCGACAGCCCGAACTCGTGCTTGAGCACGTAGAGCTCTTGCCATTCCAGCGCGTGACGCTGTTGCCCCAGCAGGTGAATCACCGCCACACGCGGGGCCAGGAAAGCGCCAGCAAAACGGTCACAGGCTTTCTCTTCATCCAGACCCTCAGCGAGCCGCCCCTCGAGCAGCAGATGACCTAACTCATGTGCCAGGGTGAAGCGCTGCCGATCTCCTGGCCAGAGCTTGGACACGGCCACCACGGGATACTCTCGACCATCGTCGGTGCGCGCCTTGGCGGTCAATCCCGAGAACTTGGGGTTGTCTTCGTCGACCACGATGACCAGCAAACCAACTGCTTCGAGGGTGTCGGTGAGATCAGCGATTGGGTTCATCCCCAGTTGCCAGGCATTGCGCACCCGATCCGAGAAGGCCTCGATCTCATCGAGAGACTCGATTCGCTCTGGCAAACCCTCAGGCGGCGCAAACGCCAGCAGTGGTGATTCATGGAAGGCGCCGAGCAACTCGACACGCTTTTCCACCAACTCCACCACCTTGAGCTTGAGGGCATCCTGCGCCGTCTTGCCAAAGGAGGAGAGCTTGCGGAACTCAGGCTGGAGCAGCTCTACCGTGTGCGTGCGGAAAAAATACTCGGTGCGGATGCCGCAAGCACGCGCCAACTTGAGTAGTTGCGACGAGGATGGTGTCAGCAGACCCTTCTCGTACTTCTGGATGGCGGTGTGCGACACACCGACTTTTTCTCCCAAAGCACCCAGCGTCAGACCTGCCGCCAGTCGTGCTTGACGAATGCGATTTGCAATCATGACGTCTCCTTGGGCTTGGTTTAAATATATGCATACCATACCAAATTTTTAAACATACAAGGAGCCAGAAAACGCAAAAATCCCCCGACCACACCACCGTCGAAGGCAGTGAGATCGGGGGATCGTCGTCTCAGGTTGTCGTGCTCGGCAGTACAGATCAGCGGGCCGGACCGCGCCACTTGTCGAAGCTGCGCGCACCGGTGTAGCCCAGGTATCCTGCACCGAACAGCCACCAGAGGCTCTCTGGGATGGCACCCAGTAGCTTGTTCAAGTTCTCAGCTGCCTGGAAGACGTGGGTCGGCCACCAGATGCCGATGATGGCGCCAATCACGCACAGCAGGATCACTCCGTAGATCACGTACAGGAAGGTAGGCCTTGCCCGGCTGGTCCATGGGTCCTTAGAATTGGCCTCGGCCATTATCGCCGATAGGCTCGTCTGCATCTCCTGCAGCGCCAGTTGTCCATCGGCTTGCAGCAGGGCGAGCTTGGCTTTCTCACGTTCAGCAGGGTCTGGCACCAGGCGGTCAATGAGCCTGCTTCCTGCTTCGATCAGTCCAGGCGCCAAGGTGGTAAGTATCGGGGTCATACGGTGCCCTCCACGAATTCAGCCATCCGGTTCATCCAGCCGGCGGCAAACGCCGACTGCGTTGGGTCGTTGGTGATCAGTCGCCCGAGATGACGCAGGCGCTGTCCAAGCACCTTGCTGTAGAGCACAGCTTGATCGGCGGCAGCGAGTGCTGCGCGGGTCTTGGGGCCGATGATGCCATCAGCGGTCACGCCAAGCGCCGCCTGTAGCCACTGCACCGCCCGCTTCGGCCCGGAATGCACACCTGAATCGACCAGCAGGTGCAGCAGCGCTGGATGCGTAATGGCTTCGAAGCCGGGGCCGGTGATGTACTGCTGGCGGTAGATTGCACGGGCCTCGGTTTCCGTCAGCGCTTTCACTTCAGCCGCGTAGGCTGGTCGACCTAGCTGGCGCCAGTTTCCCAGTGTCTGCGCGGTGATGCCGAAGTTCGTCGGCCCGCCAATGTCATCAGGGTGATTCACATAGCCGCCTTCACGGCGGATGATCTCGTCAAGGATGGTGTCGATGGTGGTCATAGCCGCTCCTTTGTTGTTGCGTTTTCCAGCTGCGTCTGCACCCAACGCTCGAATTGATAAATCGCGCGGCTGCCCATGTGGCCGGATATACCGACCAGTGCCGCTGTTAAGAGTGGATCTAGCCGCGCGGCCTCACAGAGCCAGAAGGTGATTAGCCCGGCAAACGCCGAGGTGGTGATCTCACCGATGAGCTCGACAACATTGAATGAGCGTGTCTCGCCGGATTTGACTTTGCGGTAAAAGCTGACGATACCGCCCCAGGCGGCCAGACCCGTCACCCACAGATAGGTGATCAGGCCATAGGTGGTGGGATCTTTTTCTGGCACATTGGTATCCTTATGCGTTGGATTCAGTGATGGTCACGGAAACAGGCGACGCGGTGAAGCGCTCGCACTCGACCTGCGTCGTGTAGCCCTGGCTACCCAGGCGATGCTCGACGCGCTTGATGCGCCAGTCGGTTGGAATGCCAGGGCGCAGTGAGATCGACAGCCGTCCTTCTGAGGCCAGTCTTGGATCGCCAGGCAGGCTGAAACTGAGTTCGCCCTGGCCTCGTTCACCGGTGTTCTTGCGGGTGGCCGCTGCGGCCTTGGCTTCCGCTTCGGTTGCATGGACATATCGGATTTCCTCGAAGGGCGGCGATCCGGTGGTCACTTCCTGACGCTCGCCCTTCTCGAAGTCCCACCAGTACGCCTTGGTGCCGCCGGTGCTGACCTGTGGTGGCGACTGGCCGTTTTCACCCTGAGCGCTGCCTGTTCCAGCCGGCTTGCGGGCGCTGTGCTGGTAGCGCCACTGCGCCAGTTGCTCAGGTTCCAGCTGTAGCGCCGGCAGCGTCTGACCGGTGATGGTCTTGGCCGCGCCCTGGCGGGCGAGTACGAGGTAGCCTGCGACTGGCTTTGACACGGCATCGTGCATGGCGGCCAGTCGCGTCAGTAGCGCCATATCAGACTCAGCCGTTTGATCAAGATGCGGGATCGCGATGGCGCCAAGTTCGGGATCGATCTTGGCCTGGTAGCTGTGTTCAGCCGCGATGGCACTGACCAAAGCGCCGAGTGTCGTTGCATCCCATGAGCGTGTCTTTGGGCTGCGGAATGGCCCGACCATATCGGCGGCCTTGCCTGAGACGGTCAGCGTGGCCGGCGGTGAGCGGATCTCGATCTCATCGATAATGTACTTGCCCATCGCCACCCATGAGCGGCCAGCGTAGGAGAGCGAGACCTCAAGCACCGTGCCGATATTGGGTAGTTGCGCAATCGCGCCATCAGCACGCCGTCTGTCATCCAATGTCAGGCGCAAGACGTCTGATGACAGACCGGCCTCGTCGGTCACGACGAGTTCCAGCAGCCGGTCGGCCACGGCGCTTGTGATGTCTGTGCTGTCAGCGAGGATCAGGAAGGTGGGTTGCATCGTATGTCTCCATTACGACCAGATGCGCACCAGCGGCAGCACCGGCTGGTCGTTGAGTGCGGGCATCAGCACAGGGGTGCCTCCCGGCAAGCGCAGCATCTGCGTCACCGGCAGGCGTGCCCATTGGCGGTTGGCCTCGATGACCAGCGCCAGCACATCAATCCGACCGTAGTGCCGCCAGACCATGGCATCGAGCATCTCTCCCTCGAGGGCGGTGAGCACTTGTGCGTCGATTTGATTGCGGCTCATGGCAAGGCCTCCTGCAACAAGACCAGGGCGGTGCGGGTTTTGTCCAGCAAAGCGATGAGCTCGCCCGCGATCTCGCTGTGTTGCTGGCTGTAGAGCACGGGGTCGCTGCGCGCCTGAATCTGTCTGGCGATGTTCAACAGGGCATTGATTGCAGTGAGCAAAGCGGTGATCTGCGCGTCCAGTGCAGCAGAGGATGACAGCGGTTCATTGGACGCCGTGATCACCTGCTGCACCAGCGGGTCGATGGCGGGTATCGTGAGGCCAGCCGACATGAGCTGGCTGTGCAGACCGTTGAGGCTTGAGCCGAAGCTCGAGAGTAGGTCATTAAGAGCCGTGTGGATCGATGTCACCGTGGTGACGTCACTGGCGGTGCCCATATCTGCCAGCAATCCTGGCAACATGCCGAGCAGGTCATCAATCGCGCCGATAGGGTCTGTGGTGACCGCATCGATGACAGGGAGCACTGCGAATGGACTCCAACCGCCCGAGTAGTCGGTGACGGTCTCGTCCTCGCCGTAGGCCTTGAGTTTCACTTCAAAGCCAACCCGGCGCGGCTGGCCGTCATCCATCAGCACGCTGCGGGTGTCGCCCACTTCGACGATCACCCACGACCCCCACACCCGCCCCAGACCGTCGACCAGTTGCAATGGCTCGCCCATGTCTGCCAGCTCGCGCATCTCTTCGACTTGTTTGATGCCAGCGTCGAACCCCGGAAACAGCACACCCTGCAGCCGGATCTCGGCGGGCTCGCGGCCCGTAAACTGCAGCGCCGGCTCGCGCCCGATACGGGCCTGCTCAGGCCAGCGCCATGACTGGCTCATGGCCATGCTCTGGTAGGTCGCGTGGCCCATCTCAAAACGAAACGGCCCAAGGGCCAACATCACGCGTTCGGCCATATAGAACCTCCGCAAGGAAATTGAACGCAGAACAGACGATCAGTCGTGCATGGCCGCACTGGAGCCGCGCATGGCGTCGCGGATAAGGCTGCGCAGCCGACTGTCGAGCAGATCAGCCAGGGCCTGCGGGTCGCTGCCCGTGGGCGCGTTGATCGTGATCTGCGGGGCGAAGTTGATCGATGGCGCACCTGGGGACGCTGACGTACCCGTCACGGACGGCACAGTTGGCTGCGTGGCCACCGGCATTGGAATCACCCCTGGCACCACGGCTCCGGTCGGCTTGTTTTCCGGTACGGGCTGGGCACGCATCTGAGCCACCGCATCGCCAGTCTCATCTTTGACAGATGGACGTTGCAGTGCTGGTGCTGGCACATCGCTCTGAGTAGGTAGCGCCAACCCCAGCGACGGACGCTCCGGTGACGGCCTGCGCAGCCCGGGTGACGACACCTCGGGCGTCCCCAGTGCAAACGGCACAGACTGCACAGCCTGCGCGAGTTGCCCGACCTCATTCACAACAGCAGGCCCAGCTGCCGCGACCCCTTGCGCAAGCCCAAGCGACAGCGCCCCGCCGAGCGTGGCAAACACCCGCGACGGACTGTTGATGCCAAGCAACGACTTGAAGCGGTCGCGCACCCCTGCGGCTACATCACCCACAGCCGCCATGGCCTGCTCTGCCGCATTGCTCACGCCATCGGCAAGCCCTTGCAGCATGTTTCCACCAAGATGCATGAACTGACCTGGCATATCACTCAATGAGGTAAGCATCGAGGCGGTCACTGACTGCAGTGCCTGCAAGGGCGCGAATGAACCCAGCGCTGCAGTCATTTGCTGCCAGGCCGACTGCGCCCCATTGACAACGCCGCCCCACAGGTTGCCGAAGAAGCCCGAGATCGGTTGCCATGCCGCTTGGAGTCCAGCCAAGGGCGAGAACGACGTCAGCATCCGAAAACCGTCAACCACCCAACCCACTAGCAGCCTGTCGGACTTAATGGGCCAGTATGAGATAATGCTGGCCTCAAATAACTCACGGATCAGCAATGAGTAACTTTCGTTCTTTCGACCGTCACACGGCCTATCTGCTTCCGCCATCCGTTG